CGAAGTGAGAAATCAACTAATGAGCGCCGTTCGCTAACCGCGTTTGAATAAGTCATTGAAGTAGTCTCGGCGCTCAAGAAGTAAGCGGGGATGCCACAAGCTCGCGCCAATTCTAATGCCACATATTGACGCGCTTCGGCTAACTGGAGACTCTTAGGATCAAAGCCAAATTCCTTCACATCGACATCAGCATTTAGGAAAGCGGTTGCTCGTTGCTGGCGAGCTGTGCGCCAAGAATTAAGTAAAGATTGAATTCTCTCGGCTGGTAAATTTGTTCCAGTCGATTTCAAAACCATTGAAGGGTTAGGCTCTTTAGCATAGGTAACGGCCGCGTTTTCAAGATAGACCGCCGCGCTTACTGTCTTACCTGCGCGGTGTAAGAATCCTTCATCGCCACCATCGAATCGAATAATCGAACCTACTCCGTTTTGTGGAACGGCTTTACCATCGACTTTGTATCCGGTGATAGTTGTATTTAAGAAATCTGTATCTACTGTAACTCGATCAGGTGAAACGCGAGTCCAAGCTCTAACGCGACCGCCATCGGTTGCTGAATACATCTCAAGGACTTGTCCATAACCTGCGCCATAAAGCCAGATATCTTCGGCAAGCCAAGTGTAAATAACAAAGCCAGCAACTCTTGGGTCGGGTTGATTAATTACTCGGTGCGGATCTACATATTCGCCAGTAATGCGATTGAATGTCGTGAGAGGAAGTGAGCCAATTGTTGAGCAAATAATGTTACGAGCTCGAGCAACGGAAGGAACGCTCATTGCTAGTTGGCGAGTAGTGTTTGTTGCGCCACCAAGAATGTTATAGACGGAATCTGTTATTTGAACCGGAGTAAGCGCAGCCGCTACATCAGCAGTCTTATTCGGCGAGACGGCAGGAAAGAAGAAATCTCTAATAGCACCCATTACGGCTAAAGTGTAGGGGATATCTGCTACGCGATAGCGATATCTACGCCGTCATTTGATTGAGTGGCGTAAGTAGTGGCAAGGGCGGCGGCTACTGCTCCCGTAATAACCGCCGCCGAAACTTTGCGACCCATAACCCATCCGCCATCGCCAAAATTAACCCTTACGGCTGACAAGCAATGAGCGGTTAATTCATCTTGACTGGAATGGGCTAAACGCTGGCTTGAGATAGCACTTAAGAATTGATCGCAAGCTGTGGCGTAAGGCTGGCCGTCCATAGCCTCACAAGGTAAGCCAGCCGGAATAAGTCTTGCGGCAACTGCGCCAGCCGTTCGCGCCGAGTAAGCGATTTTTAAGACCGAGAAGCGTCTATACCAATCCGCAATATCGTTAGCAATTAATTTATCGCTTAGATATCCAGGATTGCTCCAAGTTTGTAAGAGTTGAACTTGGAATCGGTCTTTGTCGATTCGCTGACTCGCGACCAGCGCAGCTTGCCGTCTATCGGGGGAGAGATCAAGCGCCAGCCAAGTATCAGCAGACTCGTTTAAGCGCAGACCCTCGACCGCGCAAGATGCCCAAAGCGATGGCTGGATAATTGGATTGATTGTTGCTGTCCATTGGCACAAGACTTCCGTCCGGACAATATCTTCAGGATCATTTAAGACCGCTCGGATATTGTCAGGATGTATGGTAAGCCCAAGTGACGGATTGGCTTGAGCTACCCCTTCCCAAAAGGTCGGAGAGTTATCGAATTTGATTTCTGGCGGAGCCGACCATTCCCACCAGCCAAGACTTAAATCATCGGACATCATCGAGGCCATAGCTCGTTCTCGCATTTTATTCAAAACAACTGAATGCTGATCTCCGGCGTTAGATAGTAAGAAGGCTTGAGGATTGGCTGAGGCCATTTGAGTAAAACGCAAGCTCGACCACACATCTTCATCGTGATATTCGCGGGCTTCATCAAGCCAAATACTGTCGGGCGATGCGATTCCTCTAGTCGCTGAATTTGATGCCCTGACTAGGTATCTTCGACCGCCAGTAAATTGAAGCTCTTGGAATCCTCGGGCTTCCAGCTTCTTAGTTAATTGAGATTCTAATTCCGGATGCTCCGTAATGATTCCGTAAATCTTGTAAAAGATTTCGGCTGAGGTAGTTAGCTTGTGAGCGGTATGAACTTGTAATTTCTGCTCTAATCCAAATATTCTCCATAGGATCTGCCAAGCCATCCAAGTCGATTTCCCATTTTGACGGGCTATGAGAATTCCATTAACGGGAGTTTGCCATCGGCCATCTGATTTAACTTTTAATACTTGCTCGCTTAACCATTCTTGCCAGGGGAGCAACTCTTGGCCGTATTTAGCGCAGAATTCAACAAATTCAAGCCCTTTACTCGGATTTTCGGTAAGTTTTGTGTGAATTCGGGGTTTTACCACACCTCGGTAAGTCGATCCAGCCCGAAGGCTCACTAGGTCGGCCGGTTCGCTCCCTTTATTTTCCAATTCAAGCATAATGCCGCTTGGTCTCGTCTTTTCCGGGTATAAAAATCCCAATGGGGGTCGTGGGTTTCCCCGGTGCTCTCAAAAAAGACCCGGGGGCTATGCGATCGCGCTTTCCACTATTACATCGATGGCAAGCAGCCACCATATTGTCTTCAGCACTTATTCCACCTTTAGATATCGGTATTAAATGGTCGGCTGTCGTTGCTTCTTGACCGCACCAATAACAAGTAAAGTTATCGCGATTTAATATCTTCTCTCGTAACTTCTTGTAATGAGTCTTGTCATACTCTCTAGCCACTAATGCCAGCCTTTACGATTCATATGATTAAGAGCTTTACAAGCTGAGCCATCATACCGATGATCTAGATAGCGCATATGCCAACGCACTTGCTCTCTAGGTTTAAGTGTGCGCACATTGTCATTACGCATCTGAGCTAACCCATAATGACTACCATTGCGAGCGTTAGGATCGAAGCGACTCTCTCGCCATATTAACTCGACCCAACATTGGGCTTCTTGTAAATCACCTAAGTGATTCATAGCAACTAAAGCCCAGTCTTGTTGATAGCGTTCAAGAGGATAAGCATTTGAGTTAGATATAAATATTGGATTGAGTGCGAGGCTTAGCGTTACCGATAAGCATAGCCCTACCCTAAACACTCCGCGTAGGGCAGCTTCGGCGCCCCGCGACGCAGGTAGTGTAACAGCCTTGTCAAGTTGATTAACAAAACCGCAGTTCAGAAGGCGTTTCATATTATCTAACTTTGTAGTCAGGTAATTTATGAAGTGCCAAAGAAGCTTCTTTACCAAGCGCGAAAAGAAAGCTTTGAAAACTAATAGTTTTATTAGATCCATCAGGCCTTTCAAACTTCCAATTTCTCGGAAATGGAACAATAGCGTCTGCGGCGTTCCATAAGGCATTAAACCATTTACTTTTACTTACAACACACAAAGCAATTCCGTCACTATGTTGAATAAATTTATCTACCCAGGGAGCTGGCTTACTAAATGGCGGGTTCATCCATACCATACCAAACCAGGGATTCTCCAAACCGCTACGCTCTAAGTCATAGTAATTGATAGCCGGTATCCAGGGAACACCCCCTTTTGGAGCACACACATCAGTTCCAAAAGTAAGGCCAAGAGTATCGAATAAGATTCGAGGTGTGTAGTGTTCATCGCTACGCTCTAACTTATGATTTCTAACAAAGCTCATTCTAATTCCAATACCTTTCTCGCATCAATGGCATTACCAACTATCGCACTTCTTAGCGTTTCCCTTCCATCACCGGCGAACTTAGTAGTCAAGTAAGGGTTAGATTCAGACCCAATCAGCCAATCAACCGGCTCACCATTTGAATCAATAACTAAATCATCCACATAATTGAATTTAGCCAATATAACCTCAATAGACGATTCTCTAACTGTTTCAACTATCTCACTTGGATGATTAGCTTTCACCCATTCTAGGAACTTCCTATCTGAAGTAATTTCCCACTTGAATTTCGGCTTGGTAGTCATTATGTAGGCAACTGTCTCATCGCCTAATTCAGCCTTTACTCGATCAGCTCCTATGCTGTCCATTTCCTCTTGAAGCTCTGCTCTTAGGCGGTCTTTTGCTTTCTTGGCCTCGTCTGCTATCAGGCTTACTGCCGCTAGCTTCAGGCTCTTGTCTTTTATGCTCATTTCTTTTCCTCTCCCGATATAGTCTCATTTCCAACGACTCTAGGCTTATCCCACAATCTTTGGCAATAAATTCCTTACTAAATCCCCACTCCAGCAGCTGGTGGATATATCTGAGAGAGTGGGGTTTAGCCATTACTTTGTCTTACCAGCCCATCCATCACCTTTGAAGATAACTCCCGGGCTTGTAAATTGCTTTTCCATAGGCGTTTGGCAGGGCTGACACCACATTGTTGCGTTTGAATAGACGCTGAATGTCTGCTCGATACTTATCTGGCAATTAGGGCATTTGAATTCATAGGTCGGCAATTGGCACCTTCAAATCTGTGTGTCCGGTAAATACCTTGCGGGTAATTATCTCAGACCCATCAGCTAATCGGCAGATTCGGCATCGAGCCGATTTCATCTTCCAATTGCCACATTCATCGCAGCGAGCTATATCATCTTCTTTACTAGCTACTCGCTCGGATGGGTAGATAATGCGCATCTCAAAGCATCGCTGGCACTCAACCAGCCACAATTCCGGCGGACTATCCGGCACATCTTGACACTCATAAGTTCTCACTAACCGATGGGCAGTTGAGGCTTTACAAGCAGAGCATTTGAACGGATGGATATCTAAATTCACTTCTTGAACACCCATTTACCATCTGAGTCAATCTTCATCCATTTAGCCGGACATTGAGCGTCGCGGTCTCTTGATGGGCATACCCAGCCTCGATATTCGTTGCCATCCTTAACGCCGTTCTTTAGCACCATAGCGCCGTGATTACATATCGGCACTTCATCGGCTATCTCAGCGCCTAGTTGTTCCACTAGGTAATCGATATTGTGATGGATTGGCGCTGGATCATCAGGGCGTTGCTCGGCTACGAATTCGGCTAGTTTTTTGCTTGTCGTTTCGATTGGCTTGCTGTGTGACTGGTATGGCTTTGGATTCGGTTTAGCAAGATATCCGCCAAAGTTAAGAGCTCGACCAAGAGCGCCCGTTTCCGCAAGTTCCAGCGCGTATTGCTTCGACTTAGATTCCGACGATAAACCCGTAGCAAAAGGATTCGGGTCAGCTTCAGTTCGATATAACTCAACTTTGACGATATAGACATCGCACTCCTTTACTAGCGATTCGGCTAAACAATGGGTCTTGATTCTGTAATCCGGAAAGTCTTTGATGAAAGCTCTCAAACGATCTTGGACTCCAACATAATCATCTAGGTAATTCGACATTTATATACTCCCTCTGCGCTGTATCTTTGAGCGCATCTTGTAATTGTTCTTTTAATGAGTAAAAAGTGCCATCAGGCCAGTTCTGTAAATCAGCAGCGCACTCAAGACAATAAAACCTAGTGATGCCTTTGCGCTTAGGATGCTCGCTAACCACTTTCCAATATGCTGGCTTGCGAGCTAATTGATGAAGTTCTCCACTGCGACTTAGGTGAGCGTATCTTTGCTTACAATAATCGCAGTATTGATTCAGATTAGTATTCCTCAAGAGTGCCAAACTCGCTCCAATCGGTAAATCGGGTTCTAGCGAGAATAGCTGCGTATCCAATGAGATCGAGATACGAATCTTCCCGTTCTGGGCTCTCCACCATTCTTGAGAGTTTGGTCGCGATAAAGACCAACGCCAAGTCAGCTGGGTTTCTGAGCTGAATACCGAGGGAGCGACATAATTTGTAAATGCGTAATAGGTTGTCCCTCGGATCACCATATTCGAATCCCCGGTCATTAAGAGTGTTGAGGGCTTCATCAATCCATTCATTAAGCCCTCGATCTGATAACTCGGCCATCAGCCAATCCTCTTTCATAACCCTTTTGGAAAGCCGCAGCTTCTTTATTTTCAGCTCGAATCATTAACCACCACACTATTGAAGTTGGGATGGTTATCATCAGAAATAGCAACTGGTTATCTGACATCAGCACTCACCCCAAATTTATCTAGGAAGTAAGCGGATATCTCAGCTCTTGAAAGTCGGCCTCTCTGTGATCCTTTGCGGCCTAATTTATCTACTGCGTAACGGCGGATAATCGAACCTTTAACCCAATTAGTGCCATCCGTCCAAGCTCCGGCTTGAGAATCAAATCGAATTTCATCCGGTTTATTTATCATATAGCTCCCGATTCTGTAACCCCTAAATGGAATTACCCGAGAAGCGTAAGGCTCTAAATCTATTTAGACAAGTAGCAGTCGGGAGTGTCGGATATCTAGGAAGCCGACCCACTTCTCAACCTTCTTCGCACCGGCGAAATCGGTCTTATCAGGGAGCCACTTAAAAACCCATTCAGGGGCGTTTATAGCCCCTAAGTCCCACTCGTAGATACCTTTAGGTGTCGCGCTTATGTAAAGGGTTTTAGCGCCCGTTCTAGCCCTTATTCCGGCCAAATAATCCCACTTATGGCGTTCAATCATTAACTGGTCGTAGTGGGTTCTACGGCACTTCAGCTCGATATAGGCATTGTGGGTAATGCCGTCTGCTCGGTCGGTCGCTGATAGCGGCGTTAAGTCCGGATATTCGGCCTTGAGCGCCTCAAAGAGTTCGACCTCGCGAAAGTAAATTAGTTATCTTCCTCGCCATCTTCCCATCCAATTTTGCGAATGGGGTCATTGGCATCGATAACCCAATCAGGCCAAGAGCTTCGATCCATAGCAAAGGCTAAAGCTGTGCCTTCATCCATACCAGCATTGCGGCAAGACTTATAAATTTCTTGGGCAGCGATAGCCCAGTAATCAAGTTTAGTAGGTGGCTCTTTAGGACGAATCCGGCGTTTGACCGGCTTCTTTTTAGCGGCGCGTCTTTTTGTTGGCACTCGGCATCCTCTCCCTTAAAGCCATCTCAAGGGTAGATTCTAACTTATCCAGTCTGGAAATTAGGGGAAGGTTCTCGAGTTTAATTATGTAGCGAAGTCCGGCAATTAGTAAGCCAATCGATCCCAAGACGGACGCGATAAAGGCGGCAATCTCGGTAGGCATTACTTAATCCGGCCGTAACGCTCGTAGGATGGGTTAAGCCAGTTTATTATGCTCGGCAATACGGCAGCAATGGCAGCATTGAGGATCGTCTCCGCATCCAATCCGACTCCTAGATAGGTCGCTAGGGCTGCCGCTAGGAATGTCTTTAGCCAGCTCTCGGCTGCTCTTGCTAGATCTCTTTTCATTTCTTTCTCCAGTCAGGTCGAACCAAGACCCATCGTTATCACCTAAGGTCGTAAAGCTACAATGAAAGTGCGAGCGGTGAGGGTTTGAGCCCTTGTATTTTCTCCAGCGCCAGTTAAGGATTGGGCTGGCAATTCTGCCGTCATAAATAATGTATTTAATTCGCTTGTCCCCGCGCTTGGCGCATTTTCTAATTTGCTCCACAACAGCATAAGTAGATTCGGGATGGTCGTTAAGGTTGGCATCGATATCAATCGCCCTAACTACGCCATCGCGAGGGATGTGATCAGAATTAGAGCTGTTAGCAAGGTGGCGAGCATCAGCAATCCAGCCATCACTTTTACGATCGCGACTAGGAAATTCATCGTCTATCTGCTCGCGTATTTGCTGTCCGGCTTTACAAAGTTTCGCCATTTACCCACTCGCCCAATTCTTCATTCCATTGATAATCACCATTCGGTTTCGGGATTGGGGCTTGCCAATCATAATTTTCATCAAGAGTCCAAGAAGGATAAGGCTGTGGCGCAATAAAGACATCTGCTTGTTTATTATATGTAAAACCTATCCCGGCGAATTGCTTACGAATTTTGCCATCATAAGAAGTTTGTATCCAAGTGCCGCCTAAATTTAACTCTGTTGTTAGAAATTCAATGCCGTTATCTTCCAAAGAATTATCAACTACTAAAACTCGTTGAACGATATTGTTTTCGTCAATTTCTGCGAAGTGTGCCATTAGTAAGTAATACTCCCGCTCGCTGTGAATTTGTAAATATGATAACCGCCCGAAGTCGTATATGTCGGTGATCCGGTTGTCGATGTGGCAGCCTGTAAAGCTCTTACGATAACTAC